AATACTTTAGATATTGGTTTTTATGGTAAATATGTTGAAAGTGCTACAACTAAATATTTAGGTTTATATAGTGATGCAAGTGATTCAAATAAATTTAGATTATTTACTGGTTTAGAAACTGAGCCATTAACTGTTGTTGATTCGTCAGACACTACTTTTGCAGTTGGAACCTTAATTGCTAGTTTAGAAGGCAATGTAATAGGTGATGTAACTGGTGATTTAACTGGAGATGTTACTGGTAACGTAACAGGCAATGTTACTGGCAACTTAACAGGAAATGTTACTGGTGATTTAACGGGTGATGTAACTGGTGATGTAACTGGTGACGTTACAGGCGATGTTACTGGTAACCTAACGGGTAATGTTACTGGAAATTTAACTGGTGATGTTACTGGGAATGTAACGGGCAACGTAACTGGTGATTTAACGGGAGATGTTACTGGCAACGTAACTGGAGATTTAACTGGGAATGTAACTGGAAATTTAACTGGAGATGTTACTGGTAATGTATCTGGAAATTCTGGAACAGTTACAAATGGAGTTTATACTATTGGAAATCAAACTATAGCGGGTATAAAAACATTTTCATCCTCAATAGTTAGCAATTTAACTGGTAATGTTACTGGTGATGTAACAGGTAATGTTACTGGTAATTTAACTGGAAGTGTAAATGGCGGTACAATTTCTGGAACTACTGGAAGTTTTACTGGTTTAGTAACTGGTATAGCTCCTTCAGTAGATTTAAATTTAGCCACAAAAAAATATGTAGATGATAGTATTCCAGTTGTACCAGGCACACCAGCATTAAGCGCAGTTTTAGCAGTTGGTAATACATCGGGAGCTTATAATATTCAAATGGCTGATAGTCAAAAATTAATTTTAGGCGCAACCGATGATTTAGAAATATTTGAAAATGTTGGCAATAGCTATATGATAAATAATACAGGAAATTTATATATAGAAAATTTAGCTGATGATAAAGATATTGTATTTATAAATGATGATGGAATAGGCGGATCCGCTTTTTATTTAACAATGGATGGTAGCGAGGTTAGAAGTAAATTTTTTCAAAATGTTCAAATAAATGACAATATAAAACTAGAACTTGGATCTGATCAAGATGGAACAATTTATTATGATACAACATCTACAAAAGTAACTTATACTGGATCATCTCAATTCACAAATGATGTTATTTTTGATAATACCGTTACTATTGAAGGCGCTGGCACAAATACAACTACTTTTGACACCACCGCTAACCAATTAATAATTAAAAATTCCGCTTATGCCTCAGCTAGTGGATTGACGTTAAGAAGCTCAAACAATACTTGGATGACTACTTTGTATGCTATAGGTACTCAATATGGATTTTTAGCCAGTGAATGGGGTGCCTGGAATTTAAGAAAAGTTGTTAGTGGTGGTTTGTATTTAAACGATAATACTACCTATTTTATTCAGCCAGAGGGTACATCAAATATGAATGCGGCTACTTTTGCTGGCGCTGTAACGGCACCGACTTTTATTGGAGCTTTAACTGGTAATGCTTCAACATCTACAACTTTCAGCACTGGCAGAACAAATTATAAAGGAGTAACTGATGCGGCTGTAATTGGGATGATGATGTGGAAAAATTATGGTAATAATCACACTATTTTTGATGCATCAGCTAGCACAGCACCAGACGGAACTACTATCAATAATACTAACTCTACAACCGCTTGGAGTTCAAGTTATCCCACTCTTATGGGTTGGAATGGTGCGAATACTTATGGGGTTAGAGTTGATAATGCAAGAATAGCAGATTCAGCCGCTAATCAAGGTAATTATTTACTTTTAACTGGTGGCACGATGACTGGAACAATAACTTCTAGTGCCACTGTAGGTTTTAAAATAGATAGTGCCTCTTGGGCACAAATTGCTTTAGATTCAAATGCAAATTGGTCCTATATTAGATATGCCAACAATGGTGTGACTTCTTGGGATACAGCCGTTAATAATGGTGGGAATTATGAATTACGACCTGGGGGTGGTGGAACTAATGCCTGGTTGTATAGTTCTGCTGGGTATTCAACAGCTCCAGTGTCATCTAGAGCACCTTTATTTTACGATTCAGCTGATACTACTTATTATGGTGATTTTGGTTCTACATCATATTCATTAAATGGTGCAGGATCTTTAAAAATAATTGGAGGGGTTGGTAGTGATGGGGATGGTGCATCAACAGTAAATCAAGCTGTAAGGGTATCAATGCCAAATGGAGCTTCTTATTCAATAGACAGTGGGGTAACTGGTGCTTTTAAAATCAAATTACCTGTAAGAGCTAATGACACTATGTGGAGCATGAAAGTTAGAATATATAATTATGCTACTAATCAAACATCTGAATATACTATTGGAAACTATTCTTATGGTAATGGTGGTTATAATTCATCAGTAAGTTTTCAAGGAGCATCAGGAATGGCTGGAAGACAAGTTAGGTGGGGTAATGATGGAACTTACGATTGTGTGTGGATAGGAGAAACAAACAGCAGTTGGACTTATCCAGTTGTTTCAGTTATGGATTTTCAAGGTGGTTATAGAAATGGAAATGCTTCAACTTGGACAAATGGCTGGGATATTAGCTTAGTAACATCTTTTGGCACTGTACAAACCGCATACTATCCAAGTACACAAGTTGGAAGTATTGGCTATGCATCTGACTCATTTAGAGCACCAATATTCTACGATTCAGATAATACAGGTTATTATTTAAACCCAGCTAGTGCATCTAATATTAATACAATAACAGCAAATTCGTTATTATTAAATACATCAGTTAGTAGTCCTGGATCGACATTAAAAATATATACCACATCTGCTCATCAATATCCACAAATATATAGCAATGGAAATCTTGAAGCTATGTGGAATTATAAAAATTCAAATGCTGAATGGTATGTTGGTTTAAGAACAGCAACGCAATTAATGGGTGCAACCTCGGCATTTGCTTTTTATAATACAAGTGCCTCAGCAACTGTTGGTGGTTATAATACGGCTGGTGATCATTATGCAAAAACTTCATCCAGAGCACCAATATTTTATGATTCAAATAACACAGCTTTTTATGGTGATTTCGGAAGTGGAAGTCAACAACAATATACGCAAAATATATCCGGTTCAACTGGAAATTATGGATCTCAATTAATAGTTGGACAAACTAGTATAGCATTACCATACACATTACAAGATGGAAATGCACGACCAATAATTGCAGCCACTGGACAATACCCTTGTTTTCATTTAAATCATACGGTCACATCGAATGCAAACCACGGCCCAACAATACAGTTTACTTATAATGGATTAAGTGGTAGACAATGGCTGATAGGTGGTGGTGGAACTGGTGAAGATATGCAAATTGGATATTCTGATACAGCTTTAGGAAATGCAAATTATAATCCACATAATGGTATTTCTGGCTATTCTGGTGTTACATACATGATGTGTAAAAACAATGGAAGAATAGGGCTTGGAGCAGCAGGCGATTGGGGTGCTTATGGAGGTGGTTATCCTGGGTATGCAATTGATACTAGAGGAACATTGTATAATAATACTGATGTTAGAGCTCCAATATTCTACGATTCAGCTAATACAGCTTATTACGGTGATTTTGCTAGTGAAAGTAGAATGTCAAGTATAAGAATTGGTGGTTCTGGTTATGGTTTGTTAAGTTCAGATAATAGTAGAAATCTTAAATGGCAAGGTTATGATTCGTCAGATGTTGGATTCACAAGTTACGCAGCAAATGGTAATCATGGCTGGCAAATGTATTCTTCAGGAACTGCTTATGGCTTTTTAAGTTATAATTGGGGTGCGTGGGATATTAGAAAAATAAAGGGTGGAGCTTTATATTTAAGTAATTCAACAACTAATTATTTAGATGGAAGTAGTATAGTTTATCCTATTTATTATGATTCTGATAATACAGCTTATTATGTAAACCCAGCAGGTTCATCAGTATTATATAATCTTGATTTAATAGGAGCAAAACAAACTTATTTAATTATAAACCCAGGGAATGGATATGAAGCAATGGTTAGATATACTGGTGGGAGTGGAAATCATTGGTATGTAGGTAAAAGAATGACTACTTCTAATAATTTAGGAACTGCAGATTTTCATTGGTATTCTGCAAATGCAGGTGCAACAGTCGGAGGAATTACAGCTGGAGGAATTTTATATGCTAATGCTAGTGTAAGAACACCAGTATTTTACGATTCTAATAATACAGCTTATTTTTTAGATGCTAGCACTACAGGGACCTCTTTAAACTGTGCAGGGACTGGAATATTTGGTGGTGATGTTGTAGCTTATTCAGATAAAAAACTAAAAACTAATATAAAAACTTTAGACGGATCTAAGGTTTTAAAAATGAGAGGGGTTAGCTTTGATAGAATTGATACTGGAAAACATAGCTCTGGGGTTATTGCTCAAGAAATTCAAGAAATTGCACCTGAATTAGTTAACGATAAAAATGGAACTTTAGCAGTTGCCTATGGGAATTTAACAGGTTACTTAATAGAAGCGATAAAAGATCAACAAAATATGATTGATGATTTAAAAAAACGATTAAAAATATTAGAAAATAATTAATATCTTTGTAACTATGAATATAACATATACTTGGAGTATTTCAGGAATGAAAATGGCTCCCTCTTTAGATGGGTTAACTGATGTAGTAACCAATGTACAATTTAAATACACTGGCACAGATTCTGATTCAGGGTTTTCGGCTGATTTTCAGGGTGCGATTCCTGTGGGAACTCCTGATCCTAGCTCTTTTGTGCCTTTAGCGGATTTAACTGAAGTTGAAGTAATTGCATGGGTTCAATCAATTTATCCAATGGATCATCCAAATGAGATGGTACAAAAAGGAATTGAAAACCAAATAGCTCCAACTAACGAAGATGCTCCAATGCCCTGGGCACCACCACCACCAGATCCACCAGATCCACCACTAGCGGGATAATCATAATTATATTTAATTATGGCGGTACCTACTTATGATGAAATGGGCGATCCTGGAATGGAACTTGTTAGAGTTGCTAGGGAGAGAGTTGGGCAAGATTACACATCAAGCTATGGAATGACAAATCCAATATCACTAAAAGATTTAAGCGCTTTAGCTGGTGGAAGTGCTGGAGGATCTGGAAATAGCTATCCAGCTGTTAATTTATTAAATACTCAATCCTCTAATTTTTATAGAAACAGGCGACCAGATGGCTCTGATCCCCTTAAAATGAGTGAGTTTTTTGGATATAATCAAACACTAACAAGACGGGAAATGAGATTTGCTTATAGTAGCACAAGCAGTTCAACAGCATGTTCTTATACAATAAGCGCAACAATATACTGGCATGACGGGAGTTCTACGTTACCAGTTGGGGGTGATAAAGTTTATACTACTTATAGCGGTACAACCGTAGCGACAGGGGGATTTTATCAATTATTTGATCCTAGTTCTGGTGTAACTAATGGCACATGGGTTGAAGTTATAGGCGGTGGTGGTGGATTTGCTGGAACTGTAACAGATTCTGGAAGTTGTTAATATAAAATATTTAACTAAATTTGTAAAAAATTAAATATAAATATAATGAGCAAACTAGAGGAAAAAGAATTAAAACCATTACAAGAAAATCAAAACAAAATCAATCAAGTTATTACTAATTTAGGATTTTCAGTACTGCAAAAACATGGAATTAAAAAAAGTAGAAAAAAATTATTTTCAGAAATTGAAGAACTAGACAAAGAACAACAAGATTTAAAAAAAGAGCTTGAGGATTCATATGGAAAAATCTCTGTTAATCTACAAACAGGGGAATATGAAGAAATCCCTGAGCAAGCTGAAATAGTGAAATAATGTCAGTAATAAATAGCACCAGTTTTCTTTTATTAAAAGATACAACGGTGCTAGGGCATTCTAAAAACACTAATATAAGTGTCAATGTTGATTTACCTGATTCAACTAATAAAGATAGCTTAGGATGGGCAGAACACATTACAGGGGTACGTTCTGGAACTATAAACTGCGAATGTTTAACAGATTATTCAGATTCTTTAGGATTTGATGAAATTGTTGATATGATTATTACTCGGCAAAAAGCAGTTTTTTATTTTAAACAGACAACAAACACTAGATTAATTTTAAGGGGTGAGGGTTATATATCAACAGTAGATGAAACCGCAGAATTTGAAAATGCCACTAGTTTTAATATAGAAATAAACTTAACTGGTATTTTTTCAATTACTGATTTTTTAGATGGTAAAACATGGGAAAACGTTTTTGAACTATGGGAAAACATCTCATCTGAATGGGAAGATGTATAAATTTTTTTATTTGTATATTTGTAAAAATTAACTATTAAAATTATAAAATATGGCTACTGCAGGAGTTTTTAACGGAACCAATTTAATTCTAAAATTTGCGGCTGATGGTGTAGCGGTTGCTGCCATAGGGCATTCGACATCGTGTTCACTTTCATTTTCAAATGATTTACCTGAAGCCACTACTAAAGACAGTGGAGGGTTTCAAGAGGTTATTTCAGGAGTTAAAAGTGGAGAAATTAGTTTTGAGGGGTTAGTTGCTTATGATGATGGAAACAATGCTATTGAAGCATCTGATTTACTTATAGCGGGGACAAAAATTGACTGGAAATTTGGAACAATAGTAGTAGGTGATGAGCATTATCTAGGAGAGGGTTATTTGTCATCTGTAGAAATGAGTGCAGAAATGGAATCACCTGTAACTTATTCAGGTTCTATTACTACAACTGGAGCGATTACTAAAGTAACTAACGTATAAGTAAAATAATACTAAAAAATAATGGGTATAGCTTGAGGAAACTATACCCTATAATTATACACTAACATTATGGCAAACAAGAAACGAGGGTACTACACCCTTAAGATAGGTGGAAAATCCCGCACCATGCATTTTTCAATGAATTTCTGGGCAAATTTTACAGATGAATTAAATATTTCTTTAGAGAAAATTGGAGAGGTTTTTTCTGATGGGGTTTCTATTTCAAGTATTAGAGCATTAGTTTATTCAGGATTAAAAGCATATGACCAAGAGCAGGGAAACGAAATTGATTATAACCAGTTCAAAGTTGGTATGTGGCTAGAGGATTTCCCAGCAGAAAAATTAAATGAAATGGTTAATTCAATGATGGAATCTAGGATATTAGGGAATGATCTTAATATGGGGGTTTCTAGAAATATTAAAAAAACCACTAAAGTGGGAAAGTAAACAGCCAACTCAATTTTAACTCATTACTAGATTATTATATTGGACAGGTTGGCATCCAACCAACTGACTTTTGGATTAATACTTGGAAAGAAAATCAGTTATTAGGAGAGGCATATATGATTAGATCTAATATTCAATGGGAACAAACCCGTTATTTGGCTATGATGCTATTTAATGTAAACTGTAATAAAAGAGGGCAAATGATTACACCAGAAAAATTATTTCCTTTGCCTCAAGATGTTTATTTAAATAAAGGAGGTCCAAAATCTACAAAAGAGGAAATGATAGCTTTTAAAAATAAAGTTTATAAAAATAGTCCTCTAAAATAAGGGGTTATTTTTTTCGTATTTTTGAATAAAATTAGATTATATGGCAGATAGTAAGTTAAGAGTACAATTAATTGGTGATGCCTCCAGATTAACAACTTCATTAAATAGAGCAAGTTCAAAACTAAAAAAGTTTGGTCAGTCCGCTAAGGCAGTTGGCGCAAGTATGCAAAGATTTGCTTTGCCTTTAGCTATTGCGGGAGGGGTTGCAATAAAAATGGGTGTTGATTTTGATAAATCAATGACTAAAATAAAATCTTTAGTTGGTGTAGCTGGTGATGCTGTGGATAAGATGGGAAAACAAGCCAGA